GAGCGCACCGCCCGACTCGCTGTCAAGCTCGCCTCCATCGCCCACGACCCAGCGCGCCCCGCCCTGCTCGCCATAATTTGGCGTGTTGTATTCGCTCATAACACCTCCTATGTTGCGGCTGTCAGGCTGTCCGCCTTGGCAGGACTTGCCACAACCAGGCCGTTTGCATTGGTGATAGGTTGCAGGCGGTTGCGATAGAGGAGCACGGTAAACGTGTCCTCGAAATCGCTGTCGGCTGCAACGATGGAGCGGTCGAACAGGAGCCGCACATAGCGCTCTGGCATCTCGACGACATCGATCATCAGTGGGCTATCGCTATCGCCAGTCACCAGACTGAGCGTTGCACCAGTCAGGTCGGACTCGGTGCCACTGTCAAACGTGTTCACCGTGTCGGACTGAACAATGATGGCAGGCGTGGCGGTTGCAGCGATTGTTCCTGAGATCGGGAGGAACATCACACCGTCATAGCCAAGCGTGTCCACTGCCGTGCTTGCGATTTTGGTCTGCCCGGCGCTTGCTACCCCTGTTGCGGTCAAACGCATGACTTTTACAGCATATCCAAGATTGTGCATATCATTCTCCTTAGCCCATCTTCAGGCGGGCAAATGCCTCGCTCAGCACTGGCATGCCATCTACAGCAGTTTCAGCAGCGTACGCGGTGAACTTCGGTCCAAATTTCTCAATAAAGACCTGGATTTGCAGCTGCATGCTTTCAGCGATCCAATAAAATGCCATGTCTCCGAGCACCGCCACATACTCGCCCGTGGTCACGGTGTTGGGGGCATACTCACTGACAACATACGGCACATCAAGAATGGTGCGCGGGTTTGTTGTTTGTAGCCCTGGCTGCCAGAGATATTGCCCGTCTGATGTTTTCGCCTTCCGTAAAAGTTTTAGCACATCGCGGTGCATGATCCAGCGCGCACGTTGGCTCATCATGTATTGTGGCTTGATGCTGTAGTACATGTTGACAAAATCATCACCCTGCAGGGCCGTTGCACTTGCGGCAACGACATCCCGCGCCGTGGTTATCCCATTGTCAGATGCGGTGAACATCCCAAGAGGTTTTTTGTCGCCATCGCCCTGCAAGAAATTGTTTTCCTGCACAACGCCAAACTTGTAGCCCAGACGATCCTGCACGATGCGCTCAACTGGCCGCGTGCTGTTGCGCATAAGTTGACGAGAGATTTTCACTCCGCGCCCCAGGTAGTAGGGCGTGAGTTCCCGCTTGCCAAAATCCATGGTGGTATCCCATGAGATATCGCCAGTCTCCGAAGTCCACACCGGGTCTGCCGGGTCACTGTCCAGGGATACAACGCCCAGGCTGGCTGCACCATTGACCTGATACACCTCAGCTACCTGACGAACATACACCATGTCATCGAGAAATTTGAGCAGGGCATCAACCATTTGTTGCGGCGCAGTGAGATAGCCGCCATGGACATCATCCTGGGCTACCAGGTTTTTTGACTCGACCTCGTTGAGTCGTTGCGGCCCGTGCAGGAGCGCCTTGCGAAACACCTGCATTTGCAATTCGCTTGCTGCCTTTGTGGCATCACCTTCAGGCGCTGACAGGTCTTCGGGAGTTTCCAGGCGATTGACCGGGCGATTGACTTGCGCCTCATTTTTCGATAGGCGCTCCAGTCGTTGTGCCTGCTCCGATTTCGCCTCCGCCTCATCCATCAGTTGGTCAACTTCGTTTTGCTTGTCCTGCGGCATCTCTTTGCCGTCGTATTCATCGAGGATGGCGCGTGCCTGCTGCACGGCCACGCTCGCCCGTTCATAAAGTTCTCTTGCTGTCATATGCGCTTCTCCTGTAGCGTTAACCGTAACTCCAGAGCGCGCAGGCGTCGTTGCAAGGTGAGTGGTGGCACATGTGAATGCTCCGGCTCGGCCTCCATGGGGCTCTGCGCCTTCCATCTATCATCATCATCGTCTGGCATGTCCGGCGCATAATCTGCGCCAAGTTCATACGCCAGTCGGCAAATATCATTGATGCGACGCTGGTCGTCTTCATTGTTGCGCCGCCCGGCTTTGGCATACCCTTCGAGGGCATCGAGGATGGTGCCAAGCGGCGGCATGTTTTTCGATGCCACCGTGGCGGCGTTCGCCCCCCAGATGACGTCGCTGGTTTCAAGCAAGCGAATCTCGCGCAGGTTGCGCACCTGACGACCGTCGTCCGATTCGTCATAGTCAAAAACAATCGCCTCATATCCTATTGACATCTCGGTGATGGCCCCGGCCTTGATGCCTTCCAGGATTTCGTTGCCGCGCAGGGTGTTGAGATACGTGCGCGTGACGAGGAGCCCGCCCAGGGCATCTGGAGCCGCACTGAGAACAGAATCGGGCAACTCGCCTCTCCCCACCTCGCGGATGTCGTCAATAACAGCGGTGGGCGGCTCGGGCGTGGTGAGCATATCCGACCAGGAGTGCTGCCAAAAGTGGCGCATGCGCCGCCGCCCTTCCTGGATTGTTTTCGCGTAGGCTCCCGGCCAGATAATATCGCCATAATCGTCACGGTTGCCGAGCACCGATGCAACCCCGGTGACAGTCCGCCCGCTGACCTCTTTGACGGCAGCACCACCCATGAAGGTTTTTCGTTCGCGTTCGCGTGGCATATGCTTGTCCTGTTCCTCGTCTATACGGTCTAACTGATCTCTCTTGCGCTCAGACCAGGCCCGGCCCTCGTCCCCACCCCACAGTTGCCAGGCGATATACGCATTGCTGGGCGGCTCACCGTCGCTGCCGTCTTCGTTCACATGTTCGGTATCGTGGCGAGGCCAATAGCGGGCAATCTGGCGAACCTTTTCTGGGCTGGCCTCATCCTCTCTCACCAGATAGCGAGCCGTGCCGCGCCCCACGTCAGTGCCGCCGCGCCCGAACTCCTCTGCCAGGTCGAGGCCGCGCTGGGCATTGCGCTTGACCGCCTGCGGAATGCTGAGGTCGATATCCTGGCCGCGATACGTCGCCATTATTTTGTCTCCATACGCCGCGCTATTTGTTGCAGCGCCGGGCGCTGCAAGACAGCGCGCTGGCCCTGGACAGTGACAACCTGCCACCCCTCGCGGCCATAATCAGCAAGCGGCTTGCCAGCCAGGTCGGCATCAAGATCGGCATTCAGTTCGATGGTAATAATCTCGTATTGCATAGTCATAAAAAAGCGGCACACTCCCGCCAGGGGAATGCACCGCGCTTATCCAGCCAGGTGTCTGGTTTATTCGGTTGGGGAGCCTTTACAACTCCATACCATAATCACGCCGCGCAATCGTGCGTATCGCCGCGTCATTGCATTCAAGCGGCTCCTCGCCGGGCACCGTGATGCAATATCGCGCCACCGGGCCTCCAAAAGCGTCAACATCATCAGCAATGCGCACAATAATGCAGCCCTGCTGCTGCAGGCAGTCTATCGCGTGCGTCGTTTGCGCTTCATATAGTAGGGATTCACAGTTCATGGTATTTGAATACTTATCATATATACCTGATACACCACTATCTATTATATCTCTCTTTGTCTATTTGTCAATCTTGACTGTTTGCCGCCTTCTGGCTTTGCGCGCCCGCGTGCGCTGGTAGGTCTGCGTTTTGCCCAGTCGCTCTTCGATGGTTCGCAGCAAGGGGCGCGCCTGGCTGCGCAGGGCGTTATCTCTGGCACTGGCGAGGCGCTGCACATAGCGGTGCGCCTGCAGCAGCGCTGCGGTATCAATGTCATCGGTGTTGTCGCTCATCGCTACACCTCCACTATTGGCGCTAATGCGCAGCGGCAACCCGGATGCGGGTCGCCTGGCACGCGAATGCCCTGCGCGAACTCACCGCCAACCGGGGCCGTCTGGCCTGCCAGCGGTTGGCAGATAGGGCAGGGGTCGGTAACGAGCCATTCCACACGGTCAACCACGCCGCTATCACCATAGGCCAGGAGAGAGCCCTCACTATAGGCGCGTGCGGTTTCGGTGCGGGCAATCAGCCTGGCGCGGTTCGGTGTCTCAATCTCCGAGCGTTTCAGGATTTCAGCAGCCAGGTCGTCAATGCTCCAGCCCTCGCTGGCCTGCAAGCCGACCAGCTTGCGGATGTCCTCGCGGGTCGTGTCGCTCACGCGGCGCACCTGCTGCGCCAGGAGGTCTAGCACCTCCTGCACGCGCTCGTTTTCCACATCGAAGGCGAGGTCAAGGTCAAGCAACGCACTGGCATCGCCAAAGGCCAATTCACTGGCCTGGATATGATAGCGGCGAAAAATACCGCTGATCTCGTCGCCAAAATCCATGGGTATCTGCTCCACCCATACGGGTGCTTTGTATTCCACAGGCAGCATTAGGTCAACGTCGGGGGCGCTGCGCTGCTCTGTTTCTGGCGCGTTCTCTCGTATCCACTCAGCAGCCAGGCGATACTGCCCACTAAGATACTGCCGCATCCGGCGGCGTATTCGCGTGCGCAACCGCCCCAGGGCGCGCACGCTGCGCTGCTTCTGCCCCGCATCGGGCTGCAAGGTCTTGTACTCTGGTGTGGGCACAGGCAGTGCCCGCTGCTCTGGCGCTGGCTCCGGCGCGGGCTGCACGGCAAACACATCACGCGGCGTCGGGCTAATGACCACGTTCATGGGCAGATAGAACACATCACCGTCGGGCAATTCCTCAAAGCCACGCATGCGGCGGTATTCGTTCAGGCGTATGGTGCCCGCCTGGAAATCGGCCAGGTTGCGGGCGTGTGCTTCGTTCTCGTTTTCCTGCAGCGCCCGCACCTTGCTGGTATCGAATGCGGCAGTGAGGGCGCGGTCAAAGTCGAGCACGAGTGCGCTGTTGATCTCGCCAGCCACCAGCACCCAGAGCGCCTGCAAGGTGTCCTCGGTGAAAATCCGCCGGGCGGTTTCGTAGTTGGCATAGGTGCTGCTCTCGATACCCGCCAGCGTGGCGGCGAGCACGGGCGGCACGCGCATCGCCTTGGTAATCTCGGTGTCAGTGAAGTTGGCCAGGAAGGGCGCGGCAAGCTCTTCCATGTCCAGGGCAATGCGCTTGATTTGCGCCCCCAGCTCCAGCACAGCAGGCTTGCCCACATTGTCCTGCCCATAGCGCACCATGAACTGCTGCTTCATGCGCTCCATCTCTTCGGGGCGCACGTCGTGCTCTTCGGGCAGTTCGATGACCGTTCGCGGGATGGCATCGTTGCGTAGCGCAGCGTTCAAAAACCTTGTTAGCTCGTTGTTGGTGTCGGTGCCGTGGCTAGCGGCGCGCAGTGGCGGCTGTGCCATCCACGGTTGATCCGGGTCAATGGCGGGCCATTTGATGTGGATAACGTCCTGGGTTGGCAGTTCTTGCCGCTGCCCATTTCCGGGGTCGTACTGATAGGCGCGTATCCAGGTGTCACCACCTGGTATGGGCTGAATGAGCCCGCTGTGGTAGGGCCAGAGCTCCACCACGCGCCCGCTGCGGTTGCGCACCTTGTGAATGTAGGCATTGCCGCCGATTGCCAGCCATTCGACAACCGCGCCCCAAAACTCCGGCTCGCCCATTATCGGGTTCGGGCTGCGCAGCAGGCGGCGCAACGGGTGCTCTGGTAATGTCTCATCGTTGCGGTAGATGCGCAGCGGCGGCTCTGGGAATGCAAAGGTGTAGGCACTGACACAGGCGAAGAATGTGCTGTTGCGCTGGTATGCCTCGCGGGTAAGGTTGCGGAACGTGGGCAGCGTGAAGCTGGCCCCGAGCCAGGGCGAGACAACGGGCAGCGCCGCCTTCACAAACAACTCTTGCATTCTGCTTTTCGCGTAGCGGTCAATCATGTTACTCGCAGCCTTCCCTTCGTCAATGCACGCCAGCTCCAGTAGGCAGCGTCTACCAGGTCAAACGGTTTTGTCTTTGGAAAGCGGCGCAGGGCAGCTTCCAGAACGGCGTGCGTGCCAATGACATGCACGATCTCACCACGCTCATACGCCGCAAGCATTTGCTGTGCCCGGTGTGCTTTACTGCCGATGGCTCCCGCCTTTGCGCTTTTCAGACGCGGGCGGCGCGTCTCCGTGGTGATATCGGGATAGTCCCCATCCTCTACGAGCCGCCGCCACGCCTCGCGGGCCACACTCTGCCAGGTCTGTCCGCCCTGGTCGGTTTCGATGCCCACGCCATCTGCACCGAGTTCGTGCGCTTTCAGCAGCGCCCGCCGGATGGTGTCTTCTGGACTGCCGCGCTGTTCCCAACTCCACAGGCGATACACGGTATCATCAGCGGCAATGCCGTCCGCCTGGATGCCGTGGCTGTCTGCGCGGTCACTGTCGGTAACGGCGGGGTCGCACCAGACCTCAACCGACACCAGGTCAGGCACCTCTTGCCAGGTGCAATGGCGATACTGGAGATGGTCAAACAGCCCGCCCGCCGGGGCTGTAACCTGGTGCTGGCACTCCTGCAAAAAGGCAGATATGCCCATGCTGTCTATCATATCCTGACACCCCGCCAGGCTTTGGCCGGGCCAGGTCGCATCGCCAGTCACCAGCACCGTCTTGCCGTCGCGCTGCTCGGTTGCCAGCCCTTCCACTGCCGGGTGCGGCCCGGATACAATGCGGTCTGTCAGAAAGTCGGCGCGCCCATCGGCCAGGCGGGCAAAGATACTGTCCGGGTGTACGAGGTTCTGAATAGCAAGCACTGCCAAATTTGCCGCGCCAGCAGGCAGCAATTTCCGTGTGATGGTGCTTACCTTTTTCTCGGTTGTGGCGGGGGTATCGTGCTCGCCGTCCAGGTCGTCAAAGATCATCACGTCGGGGCGATGCTCATCAAGCTTGGCTCCACGCGCCGCCACATCAAGGCCCAGGGCATCCACCGTGAAGCCGTCTGCCGTGCGCAAGCGGTTGCGCCGCCATCCTTTACTGTTGCCGTGTTTGCCGACGGCCCGGTCTGCCAGCGCCGGGTAGTGACTGGCAACGGCTGCGCTTTCCAGAAGGGCGGCAATATTGGCAACATGGTCGTCGGCCTGATCTTGTGTCTCGCACACATAGAGGCAATAGCGGCGCTGCGCTCGTGCTGCCAATGCAACGCACGCCATTTCAGCGCTCGTAGACTTGCCGCCGCCGCGAGGCCAGATAGCCACGAACGGATGCGGGCGCTCACTCCCCACAGCCCACACCCATTCCCAGAATGCCGCGTGTCGCTCACTGAAGCCCGCCGCCACATAGGTAGGAAACAGGCTTTCAAGCCAGGGTTGCCAGGTGTCAGGAACGACAGCAACAGCAGGCACAACCGAACCAGCCAGCGGCAGCCGCCAGGAGTGATTGAGATGTTTTCTACTCTGTTGTGTCAGGGTTGCCATTGCGTATCCATTCCAGCACCTCGTCTATGCCCAACGCTGCCGCGTCAAGGTTGGTTGCGGTTTCAAGTGATTGAGCGATGGTGCGCAGCATACTGGCCATGTGTTGCGGCTCAATCGCCCCTGCTTCAAGCTGCCCGATGGACGCCCCCAGACGCGTGCCCAGACCCCGCGCCAGCTTGCGCAGGCTGTCGGCATCGGCCTGGCTGGTTGTGCGCAGTCGCTCAATCTCCTCGCGGCGCTGCTGCCTGAGTATCTCGGCCCGCTCTGCTGCGATAGCGGCATCGTATGCCCTGACGCGCTCTTGCCAGCGGTGTTGGGCGCTCCATCGGTTGATAATCTGCCTACTTTTGCCCAACTTTTGCCCAACAGCTTCGTGGCTGCGTTGCGTGCCAAGCTCGCAGTATGCCACAAACGCGGCATAGGCTTTGGCGCTCTCGGTTGGTAGTTGTTCCGGCAACACATGCTATACCTGTTCTACTCGCTCCACCGTCAACCCTTCCGCCTCGCACCGTTGCAAGATGACTTCGCAGTATGCCTCGCTGATCTCGCAACCGTAGCAACGGCGTCCGGTGCGATGGGCGGCGATGATGGTTGTGCCGGAGCCGAGGAAGGGGTCAAGAATGATGTGTTCGCTATCAGAAGATGCGTCAATCAGTCCTTCAATCAATTGCAGCGGCTTGACAGCATTATGCAATCGCTCTTTGCCTTGTACAACATTAAACCGTTGCACATTTGAACGTCCGTGAACCATCCGGGCGTTTCTTGTGGCATTGGCCTTTGTCATTGTTACATGTTTCTGAATGTGCTCAAAGAAAACCACAAACTCATGGCGCATTGTGTACATAGAACCCAGTCCACCGTCCCCTTTATCCCACACAATGCAATTGCGAACAATCAACGGAAACGGCTTGGACACATTCCACCACGAGGCATAACTACGCCAGTCACAAAACACATATATATGAGCACCCAATGACGTGTTTTTTGTAACCACCTGAAATAACGAGCGCATAAAGGGCTGTACCATATTGTCATCAACAACATCGCCACCGATGCCAGTGCTGCTGCCGTAAATAGCATAAGGCGGATCAGTCACCACAGCGTCCGCCCGCTCGCCCTGCATCAACCGCTCCACCGTCGCCGGGTCGGTGCAGTCCCCACAGATGAGCCGATGCACCCCGCCAATGAGCCACACGTCACCCGGCTTCACCCGGCAGGGCGCGGCCTCGTCGGCTTCAAACTCATCGCCGCCGTTACCTGGTTCGGGCAGTTCCAGTGCGGCACTCTCCAGCAGCGTGTCAAACTCCTGCTCACCCCACAGCCCCGCTGCCACGTCGGGCATATCCTCGGCAAGCTCGGCCAGCACCACAGTGTCCCAGGCAAGGTTGAGTTCGCTCACCCGGTTGTCAGCCAGGGCCAGCCGCCGCCCCTCCTCGCTGTCCAGGTCAACATCCGTGCGCTGCGTGACGACCCAGCGCGTGCCGTCGGTAGGCACGACGACGACCTCCTCAACCCCTTGCGCCGCGAGTTGCTCCAGGGTTTTGTTGCCCGCCACGACCCGCAGGTTCTTATCCACCAGGCCGCCGCGCCCGGCACCGTGTTCGCGCAACGACGACTCAAGTGCCTGCATACCACGCTCGGTGCCCGTGTTTGCGTTGCGGTCGTCAGGCAGGAGGTCAACAAGTTTTACAATGCGGTACTCGCTCATGGCCTACCCCAAACGCTTGATTGCCTGGTCAATGTTCGTGCTGCCCATGTTGCCCGCCAGCACATCTGCCTGGGCGGCAGCAATCAGGTTATACAACGCC